TAACACCCCAGTAATTGCGATGCCTATCATACCACCTTTACCAATCATTGTTGCTAGTTTCAGTAAAGGACCAGTGACAACAGTGTTGACTACTTTGCCCATTGTTCCAAACATACCAACCAACGCCTGTCCTGGTTTGACAGCGGATGACATTCTTACAGTAAGGTTTACAAAAGCACCAGCGAAACGAACTCCCAAGTATGCAATTGCTGCTTGTCTTATTAAGTCTATATTGTCTGCTAGTATTGTAATACCTGCGCCAACTGCACGAACTGCTTCACCAAGACCTACGCCTATGTTTTCAGCGAGTTCATCGTTCTTGTCAATCCACACAGTAAGTTGATCAATTGCTTTTTTCATTTCTGGGCGAAGTTTTTCACCAATTACAACTGAGGTAGAGAATATTGAACCACTTAGGTTACTAAATGATTGGTTTAATGTTTTGTTGTTTTCTGCTGCTGCGCTACCGAACTTGCCACCAACTTCACCAAGTGCTTGAAGTTTGTTAACTAATTCCTGAGAAGAGTTTGCAATGATAGATTGACCATTACCAATGTCAGCAACGAACTTATCATTTTCTTTTGATACTTTAATACCAAACTCTTTCATACGTTCAAACTCACCAGTAAGTGCGTCTGCAACTGCTTCACCCAACTGAGTCATTGACTTACCGTTGGCTGTTGCTATGTTTGAGAATGCTGATAAAGCCTTGCTAGAGGTGTCAATACCACGAGACTTTAATAATACAAAGCCTTCGGTTAAGTCTGACAGGTCTTGTGGCAAAGACTTAGCAAGTATTTTAAGACGATCAAGTTCTTTGTTTGCTGCTTTTTGTGATCCAGTATAAACTGCTAATACTGTGCGATATTTTTCAAACGCACGATATTGATCTACAATGCCTTTTAATACTTGACCTGCACCCAATGCTGCAAGTGCGCCACTAGCCAGACCAAGTGCTTTGGTTACACCGCCTGATGACTTTTCTATTTTCTTGAGGTTCTTATCTACGTTTTTAAGAGTATTGCCAGTTTTATCCTGGGCTTTGATAATGATATCATAATCTGCCATGTGCTTATTTCCTTTTGGCTAATTCGGACTTGTGTTTGTAATACAAGTTCCATGAACGAAGTTCTAATGAACTAACATTATTCAACACCCACTCTACGCTAGTATGCATCTGTTCTGCTATTTGAAAGATAAAGAATAATTCTTTATCCTTTATTAGTTTCCCAAATCTTCATCTGATTCAGCAGTGCCGTTGAGTTCGCCAGCAACCTTCATTAATACAACTGGGTCTGTTTCATGCATCAATGTAATTCTATCAGCAGACTTGAATAACTTCTTCCCGTCTACATCACATGACTTTGATATGATTGATTCAACTAGTGCTTCTGCTAATTTACCTTCAGAATGGAGTTTTAATACTCGCTGTTCGTCTGCCATTGAAGTAATACCTTTAAAGTAAATGGTTGTTTCCCATTCAGGAACTTCAAATGATTGTAAACTGCCTGATAATTGTGCTTTGTAGTGTGCTGTTGCTTTGTCTAATATGCTCATCTTGCTTGCCTCGTTCTTTTTAATGTGGGGTTATACATACCGTTTGGTGCTTGCTTACTGTGTCCATTGTCCAACACTGCCGAATAAGGCACTCTGTTGGTGAACAATACGTAAGAAGTTTTCTCACCTATTTGGTTGTTATATTTTTTGACCCAACCGCGTTTTGCGCGACCAGTATCTACTGGGGTTAATTTTACTAATGACCTAAAGAAGTCATCTACATACTTTTGGAAATCATGCCCAATCTCGGCACGTAAATCTTTCATTGTGATTTTGCTTTGATTGGGCATAGGTTACTTTACGCTTCTACGCCGCGCGTTAGAACACCAGTGCCTTGGAATGCAATTGATCCCGAAACGTTGTCTTCTGTAGCGCCTGTAAGTGCGAATGAAGTTATGATAACACTACCACTGATCTTCCAATCAGTTGCTGTGTCGTCACCTTCTGGGAATACGTCTAATACGTAGGTGTTACCAACTACGATATCACCATCTTGACGATCCCATACTAGGTCGGCAGAACCGTCCCATGATTTGAACGTAACTGCATGTTCGCGATAACTCAAAGAGTCAAAGTGCGTGCATTCGGTTGTGTCCGCTGTTTCTGAAATTGAATAAGAAGTAAGTTGAGCGATGGCTGTGCCACCTGCCTTTAATACTCCGTTCTTGCCTGCTGTGCATGACATAAATTTTATCTCCTAATTTAGTCTATTTATATAGTGTAACAATAGGTCACGCCAAACGTTACCCTAACGGTAGCGAATGGTGATGCTTCACCTAAGTCAACTATATCTATGTTTGTTAATTCAATGCTATTTACTAACGAATTAATTTCTGTATCATTATAGATTGATTCTTCAATTGCTTCAATTGCAACATTTCTCTGTGTGTCTCTATCTTTACCATTTACGGTAATGACAATTGCAATGTCCATATTGCATTCACGTAGAGTTTTAGTAATGTTTAATCGTTCCTCATTTGAAGATTCAAGGTAAGCAGCAGGGAACCCAGTCCTTGGTAATTCTTCCGCAATTATCGGATCCCTTACCACTGTATTGAATTTAACGCTTCGTTGATCTTTCGCAACTTCGTAAAACCTTTTTACTATGTTTTCCCTTTTACTCATATTATCTATATAACCTTGTTTGTGTCATAGTGGTAACTTCTGACGCTGTTATAGCACCATCACCATCACTATCGTATTCAATACCTAGTTGAAACTGTGTATTGATCTCTTCTGCGTATTGTGTCTTATAGAATGCAGTCTGTTCCATAAAGGTATCATCAATTCTATATGTTGATAACTTAGGTAAGATGTATGCACTCAAGGCACGATATACAGTAGCAGGTTTCCATTGAGTCTCAACCAATTTGGTCTTATCAAACTGAGCCTTATCTTCAAACTTATCCCAATACCTAATCCTAATTTGATTAGTAACATCGGTTTCCGCTAAAGCAAGTTCATCGCTCCAATCTGATACACCATGATCAAAGATGTCATGAATATATACTGTTAAATCATCGTTCGTAGCAAATGCCATTATAATCTCCGTTAATAGGGGATCTTGCGACCCCCGATATATGTGTTAAACTTATACTAGTTCAACGATGCGTGATTGGTCAATAAGACCAGCAGCGCCTGCGTAAGATGCAACAATGTCTGTTCCAACTGCTTCAGCGCGACGTTGCATTTCCATGTCAAGTCCACCTTGTGATGCAGTGCGCATTGCGTCAGCACCAAATACAACACCTAAACCAGTCATGTGTGCAGATTGGAATACAGAGATTCCAGCAACCTTAGTTACGAAGCCATTACGTAGTGCTTCAGTCTGGTAATCACCACCAGCGAATGCAGCACCACCGATTGCTTTCATAAGAACAGCAGCGTAAGCAGGAGAAACGATAGCCATTAACTGACCCATTTCACCAGCCTGACGGATAGTTGCAGCAGCATCCCACAATGGGTTGATAGTTGCGTCAGTTAATTGTGTTGTAGTAGCAGTTAACAATTCAACTACAACTGCTTCGTCATACTTTTGTGCAACAGCGTTGCCCAATACACGACCTAGTTCAGTAGGGTTTACACCACCAAGATCACGAAGAGTGTCACGTGCTGCGAACAAATCCAAAGTGATTGTGTTGTTAGATGCTACTACTTTAGTAGAAGTAATGTCATCTACATCGTGTGCTGCTTGAGTCAATACTTGCGCAGAAGTCTTTGCGAATACTGGAACCTGTGCAGAAAAAGATCCTGCTGGAACTACGATGTTTGGAATGATAAAACCATTCATGAATAAAGAATTTTCTTGAGCGGCATATACTGCTGCTGCTTTGGTTGGCACCATTAGTGCTGATAAATCATATGCTGTGTTAAAAGCCATTTTAATATTTCCTATTAATTATTTTAAACCTTACCTTCTTGTTTCCATTTGCGATAAATGTCACGATGTTCAGGTCGGTTCATATCCAAGTCAGCAAGTGTAACATTATTGTTATCTTTTGGAGTGGTGTTGCTCGTAGAGTCTGTTCCACTAGGTCCTGCTGCCTTGAAGTAAGTGTTTGTGTCCAGGAAGTCGGAGACTAACTGAGAAACTGTCATTGGTTCAGAGTCATCATTATAGCGAACATTGTCACCATCCATAATAACTACCTTACCGTCTGATCCCAATCTTACCTGTTCGCGAAGTAACTTCGCAGTTTGTTCAGGTGCAATTGATTTCAATTGTGACGCTGCATCTATTAAAGCACCATCAATCTTAATACGTTCTAATTCACCGCGCAGTGAACTGATCTCAGTATCAGACTTAGTTTTGTGCTTCTTCATCAATTGATCAAAGTCTTGCCTTTTGATTAGATTCTCATCTTCAACTTGTGATTGTAGATTCTTTAAGTCTCTAAACTCATTAGGGTCAATTCCATCATATGATGATTTAACTTTTGCAACTCGTTTAGCAATTATTTCATTCATTTGTTCTTGAGTGAAAGTTTTCGCTTCTTCCTGGATAATATTTTCCTGTGACTCAACTCCAGTGGTTGATTCCTCAGTAGGTGTTCCTATGATATCAGTCATATCTGTTTTAATCCTTTTATTAGGGGTGATAAGTGCAGCCTTATGCTGCGTTATATCTATTTAGTCTTCAAATAATTTTGCAATCTTTTCAACGATCATCGCTCTAAAGACTGGGTCATCATTCAATTCTAATGCTGCTTTGTAGTGCATAAGATCATTGCTCATGTCA